CCTGGACAGCTACCAGCCCCAGGCATCCGCTGACCCGTACTATGCTGAGATTGGGGAGCCATTGTTTGACCGCCTGCAGGGCATCGTGGACGAACGGCAGACCCTGGACGACCTGAAGACCAGCGTGGTGGAGGTACACCTGTGGGAAGAGGATGAGACCACTAAAGGCTCCTATGTGGCATATAAGGAGGATGCAATCATTGAGGTATCCAGCTATGGCGGTGACACCACGGGCTACCAGATACCATTCAATGTACATCACACCGGAAACCGGATTAAGGGATTATTTGATTTATCCACGAAGACATTCACGGCAGAAACATGAAGGGCAATGCCGGTGGCAGATTCTGCGCCGCTGGCGGAAATCAAAGAGGAGGTAATATCGGATGGCGAAGAAAATGAAGAGCCTGTTATTTGATGATGGTTATGAGAGTTTCGCGGTAAATGACGACCCAGCCAGGATAATCAGGTTCAACCCGGCGGACCCGGAAATCATCAACCGCGTGCTGGATGTACAGAAACATTTCAAGGATTATAGTCCCCCGGAGGGCGTAGAACTGAATCCGGACGGAACCCCTAAAAGCGATATGGAAAGGGACGGTGCATACGTGGCTGAGTTCTCCGGGGAGATGCGTAAGGCGTTCAACGGCATCTTCCTGTCAGATGTATATGACACGATTTTCGCGGGGCAATCCCCTTTATGCATTGTTGGCCAGAAATACCTGTATGAAGGCGTGCTGGATGGCCTGCTTGTGCTGATGCGGCCCGCTGTCGAGGAGTATGCCAGGAAGAACCGGGAACGGTCCAAAAAGTACCTGGAGGATATAGGTAAATGATTGGCCGGTTACCAACCAGCCTTGATGTGGGCGGGGCAAGCTATCCCATTGAAACCGATTACCGCAATATCCTTGTATTCCTGGCCGCCTGTAGTGACCCGGAACTTTCTCCCGCCGAGAAGCTGGAAATCCTCATGAAGCGCCTGTACCGGGATGGCTTCGACCGGATACCGCAGGAGCATATGGAGGAAGCCATCCTACAGGCCAAGTGGTTCGTGGACTGCGGCCAGGAGGATGACGATAAGAAGCCGGCAAGGAAGGTGATGGACTGGGAACAGGACGAGCCCATCCTGTTCCCGGCAATCAATAAGGTTGCTGGGATGGAGACCAGGGCGGCCCCATACATCCATTGGTGGACGTTCTCAGGGTATTTCATGGAGATTGAGGAAGGGACATTTTCCACAGTCCTGGGCATCAGGCAGAAGAGGGCCAAGGGTAAGAAGCTGGAAAAGTGGGAACAGGAGTTTTACCGGAATAACAGGAAGCTCTGCGACATCCGGAAACGGTATACCGAAGAGGAACAGGCGGAGATTGATTATTGGAATAACTTATTGGGTTAGGATGCCGGATGGGCGTCCTATTTTTATGCCTGGACAGGAGGTGGCGGCATGGCAGCAGACGGTAGCCTGACATTTGACACAAAGATAAATACAGATGGTTTCGATGGTGGGATATCCACGCTTACCAAGGCAATGGACCGGCTTACCAAGGCCGTGGATGGATTGTCCTCCAACATCCTTAACCGGTTCAATGGGTCAGGACAGGCAATGGCTGAAACTGCCCAAAGCGCCAATACGACATCAGATGCAGTGGAATCTGTTGGGACTGCAGCCGATGAATCTGCAAAGCATGTCAAGTCGCTGCAGGAACAGATGGATGCCATAAGTGTCCATACCATGCAGGATACCGCATCTGATACGGCCCAGTCCGCACCGGTTTCGGCACCGACAAGCACGGAATCCCTTAATTATGACCCTAAGGCTATGGCTGCGGTTTTTGGGGATGCGGCTTCGGAAATCCACAACTGGTCTGATGCGGTCGAACAATATGGAAACCAGGCTGGAATGGCCATGAATGGATTGCAGCAGGATGCGGCAGAAGCGGAGCAGGCTGTGTCGGAAGTCTCCAACCAAGGTGCGGAACAAGCCCAGGGATATGTAGGTGTCAAGGAGTCAATCCTGAATGCATTTAAAAATGTGCCACAGGCATTCGGTCAGATACCGGTATCTGCCAAAAGGGAACTATCGAAGATACCCGGGATTGTAAAGAGTGCATTCTCATCCGCTACCCGGGCGGTCTTGAATTTCGGGAAGTCATTGGGGAAGGGACTGGCCAATAAGGCAAAACAGGCAGTATCCAGCCTGAAAGGGCTGGGTAAATCCTCAAATAAGGTAAGTCAGAGCATCCTGAAACTGTCCAACATGTTCAAACTCATGCTCATCCGTATGGCCATGAGGGCAGCCATCCAGGGCGTTAAGGAAGGCATGCAGAACCTGGTGCAGTATTCAGATAGCGCGAACCAGTCCATGTCCGGCCTGATGACCAACATGACCTACCTCAAGAACAGTTTTGCTGCAGCATTCGCACCTATCCTCTCGATTGTGGCTCCGGTTCTTAATACGTTGATAAACCTCCTGTCCACAGCAGTGGGCTATATCAACCAGTTCTTTTCCGCGCTGGGCGGTGGGAGTACATTCGTGCGGGCCAAAAAGGCCAACGAGGATTATGCGAAAAGTCTAAAATCCACAGGAGGCGCCGCCAAACAGGCCGGAAAGGATGCAAAGAAAGCCCTGGCTCCATTTGATGATTTGGTACAGATACAGCAGCAGGGCGTGGATGCATCCGGAGGCGGTGGCGGAGGGACCAGCCCATCCGATATGTTTGAAACCGTGGGTATCGAAAAGGGTATCAGCGATTTTGCCAACCAGCTGAAGGAGATGTTTGCAGCTGGGGACTGGGAAGGCATCGGCCAGCTGATTGGCCAGAAAATCGACGAGGCCGTACAGGGCTTCACACAGTTCATCAGCTGGGATAACATCGGGGCACAGATAACCGCATTCGTGACAGCCTTCACGACCCTGTTCAACAGCCTTGTATCCACTATCGATTGGTATGCCATCGGAATCATGTTCGGTACCGGCATCAACACCCTGGCCAATACCCTATACCTACTGCTCACACAGATTGACTGGTTCATGCTGGGCAATGCACTGGGAGTAGGTCTGATGGGGATGATTGATACGGTTGACTGGAATCTGTTTGGTGCAACTATAGGTGCCTTCTTCCAGGCCAAGATATCCGGTCTTTTAGGCTTTGTACTGGCCGTAGACTGGGGGGCAATTGGAGCCGCCATAGCGACCTGCATTATGGGCCTCACAGGCCAGATTGACTGGGCACAGCTGGGATATCTTTTTGCGGCCGGCCTGAACGCCGCCTTCAGTACCCTGGGAGAGTTCGCGGCCACGTTCGATTGGGTTGGATTCGGCACCCAGCTTGCAACCAGCCTAAGTACGTTTTTCCAGACCTTTGACTGGGCAGGAGCCGGAACGGCCATCAGCGACATTGTGATAGGGATTTTAAATGCCCTCGTGACATTCATCACAGAAACAGACTGGTGGGCCTTTGGTGATGGTGTGGCCACAGCGTTGGAGAATATCGATTGGACAACAGTTGCCAATAGGCTCTTTGCAGTAATAGGGGCTGCGCTGGGCGGTATCGGTGCCATCATAGGAGGCCTGGTTTCAGATGGTGTGACAGCCGCAAAGGAGTACTTCCAGGATAAGATTGAGGAATGTGGCGGCAATGTCGTGGACGGAATCTTCAAGGGTATCATAGATGCCATGAAGGCTGTGGGGACCTGGATACAGACCAATGTCTTCAAACCGTTCATGGACGCCTTCAAGGATGCGTTTGGTATCCACAGCCCGTCAACGGTCATGGCCGGGATGGGGCAGTATCTATGGGATGGGTTCTGCAACGGCGTCAAGGAGTTCTTCTCTAACCCAGGTGCGTTCATCAAAGCGAACATCACAGACCCATTCGTTAACGGGATTAAGAGCCTGCTGGGCATCCACAGCCCATCAACGGTGCTGGCCGGCATCGGCTCAAACACAGTTGCCGGATTCAACCA